CGCCGGCCAGGTCATCATAACGTGACCCTTCACTCTTTAACAACCTCTCGCCCTGGCGGCAAGAGAGGTACACCGCTGCCCTACCGGATTTTTCCACGGGGCTTTCATCCCGCGTACCCGGGGCTTTTCAGCCTACCGGGCCTCGCCAAGCACTCCCAGGACCCGACGGAACGCAGTCGGTTTTCAGACCGCTGCCAGCGGTCGTCCATTGGTTATGGGCGTGCTCTTTACGTCCAGGTGCGGACGTGACGAGGCTTCCCTCGGGAAACACCGAGCGGTTCCCTCCCACCACCCCCGCGACGAAGAGCAAGCTCAACGCAAGAGGCCTAGAAACCGCAGCGCACCTAGTCTGCGGCCCACCTGAAAGAGACCGAAGCCCAAAAACAGGCGAGATCCCTAGGTACGCGATCCTCAGCAATCGACGTGTAATCTGCGGGCAGAAAACACATGTCGACCTCCTTCCTTTCTTCTCGGTACGTGCACTTCAAAGCACGGATTTCGGAGATATAACTCCGGAACCTCCACGGCTTAGCTCCGCGATACCGATACGTCCTCCGTATGGCCCCAACGGTAGGGGCCCATACGTCTCTCTTCCTCCCCCCCTCCCGACCGTGGGCATACTGCCAAGCAACCATCGCAAGTCGCTCGTCGGAATCTAAGGGTCGCCTAACCCCTAGAAGACATGTGGAACGCTCACCGGGAGCGTCAGGTAACTCAGTGAAGTGCCGATTCCACATGGACCTACGTCTGTCAAAACAGGCGTAAGACTTGGGATGTAACCCAATCTGGTTAGGGAGGAAGCCCCACTTCTTACCGATTCGTGACCTGACAAAGGCGTCAGACCACTGAGGTGAAATGGAACATGCTTTCGCGGCGTGAAGCATGCCCTTATAATCGGTAAGAAACCCACCTCTACGTAAATGGCGCACCTCACGCCATTTTCCCTTTCCTCGAAGAAACGCCGTTGAGTTGATCTCCGCAACGTTCTCGTTCCTTATAGTCTTCTTCTCATTCAGAACCCACCCGGGTGGGTATCTGTCGACTGTAAGATACTCCCCAGAACTAGTCAAGCAATCATCCCCGTTGACGAGGATGTTGCCAGGTGACCCCCGGAGGGCCCACTTGGCAGCTAAATAGCTCTGGAGCGAGAGGAGAGGGAAACAGAGGTAGGCCCCCATCATCTGCCCGTGAGTCACTTCGTGCTCCTGACCGTCTAGACCCACAACTAAAGGTCTAAGGGATTTAAACGCCAGATGGCGTATCCCACCGGGGACGTAACGACACTTGGAAAGCATCGCGCCAAGAACAGCCTCCGTGGCTTCCAAGGATAAGTTATCAGAAGCGGAGACTAAGTCTACCGAAGTCTGATACCTATACTCACAAATAGATGATACTCTCTTCTCTGTCGGTGGTCCGAAAAGACACCATGCCTCCCCCTGAAGACGATTATTTATCGTCCTGTGCAGGGGAGCCAGTAAGTCAATCTCCTTGTCAAAGATAACAAGAGGACGACACTTACCGGCCGACATGACCTCCTTATACCGGGCTCTCATGGGTTCCTCAGACATACGAGGTCCGTTCAAGCACTCCGACAGGAAGGTCTTCCACTGACCTTGCCAAGCAAGGTCAGCTCTACGGTCCGACAAACGAGCTGTCGCATTAGGGACATGGCGAAAGACGTTATCGCCATATGTCTGGTCCCAACCGTAGGGGAAGATCTGTCTAACTTCTTTACGGAGAAACCGCAGGAAGTCAGAAGAGAGAGGGGGCGGGGTAGAGAAGAAGTGAGCCTTTTCCCAAGACTCACGTGAGGACGGGATGTGTAAGCGACAACCTGCAGGCAGGTTGCGTCTAATTGAAGCGACGGAATGGGCGAACTCCCATCGCGAGCGCTTACACATCCTCTTCAGAGAACAGGTACCATCACCGGCTCGGCGCCCTTGCGCGCGAGGAAAGATGACAGTGGCCCTCCTAGCCCCCTGAAGAAGGAGAAAACTGAGGAACCGATTAAGATCCTCGGCCCGAAGATCAGGTAATTCGGAGTATGGTAAGCCATACCGAATCCTAATAAGCTTCAGGCCGTTGGATACGGTTTCTCTTGTGTCTAGCTGAGCCCGAAGGCAGCCACGACACGTTTGAACCTTGGAACCGCAAGCGGAATTATCCAAGGTAGCGGTGCGCGAAGCAGTTGCTCGTGCGCCAGTCGTCATGAGGGTAACGCCGGAAGGCAGCCTGGTCATGACGGGGTCCAATTAACG